TATCCGGCCGTTTACTGACTGAGAATATAAAGTGGGGTCGTTGCTTCTAATGGCTACAGACGCAAACTTGGGGGATACTGGGTATGTCATACTAAGGCAGCCCTTCCACGCTCATTCAATGCTTGATTTATAACACCTACTATTGTACCACGTTGGGATACTATAAGTCTAGTAGCGTCTGATGTGTCAATAGCATTTATGTTGAACGTAACGTTTGCTGTGTTGCCTGTTCCCATATTTTTATTGGACGTGATTTGACCCGACTGGTTGGGTGTGAATAATTCTGGGCCTCTCTCACCGACCAGATATGTACCTGATCTCTCAACCGGGCCACCTCTTTCACGAGCACCAGTTACCGATAATCCCTTAGCCAATGCGTATGCTGAAGCCATGCCAGCATTAGCTGGTATTGCGTTGGCCCCGAACGTAGCTAATGACACTGCGGCTGCGGCTGGGGCATAGGCTGCGGCAATGGCAGTCCCTGACGCATATGCTGTAGCAACATTAGACGCCGCAAAGAATTTGTCTTTTGCCCAATTTATCGCGCTTTGCACACCCAAAGAAACCAAACTAGATATTACTTCATGGATAATGGTTCTACCTAAGGCTTTCATCGCATCTGCTCCACTTTTACCAAAGATAAGCATATTGGCAGTTGCGTCCCCTATTCCAGAAGCCAGAGTGCCCCCGGGACCAAATATGTTCAATAGCCTATCGGCCATTCTATCTATGAAAGGAACGGCTGACTCTTCCATTTCCACCCAGCCTGATTTAAATTTCTCTTTGAAAATGTTAAATGCTTCACCTTTTCTGGCCATGGCAGCTTCATGCAGTTGTGCATTACGCTCCTCAAAAACGGACGTGACCCGGTTCATTTCATCTTGATTCTTCCTGTGGAGAGCCGAAATTTGGCCCATGCTTCCGGAAAAAGACTCCACTCTGGTTTCAGCTATTGAAAATTCGTTGGCCGTTTCCCTAGCTACCCTTTCATTTTCTTTACTTATGGCAACTTGATCTATTCTGCTAAATAAACCAGTAACAAACTTAACAGCTGAATCTGAACTGCCCCCAAAACTTAATGCCTCAAATTCTTGCGTAGGTTGAAGTTGCTGCTTTGCTGCCGTGACTGCTTTAGGGCCAGTTCCTGACAACCCTTGATTCGCCAGCACTAAATCTCTTGTGGCCTCCAGTAATTGTAACTGCGCCTCGGCTTTCCTCAGTTCTTTGGGGTCTATTCTAATGAGCGGGTCATCAGACATCTTTTGTAGGGCTGATACATGGAATTCCGCGTCTTTTATCTGTCTAGTCAGACCATCAAGGTCTTGGTCTTTACCGCCCAACAACCTTCTAATTGTTGTTAACCCCCCAACAATCGCCAGAATAGCCAGCCTTATTTTAGGACCACCAAGGAAAGCTCCTACGATGCCCACTTGTTGGGCGAAAGCAGGTAATGAGCGGTACGTATCCCACATGGACGAAATCTGCTTCCCGACTAAATCTAGGCCCCCGGAGATAGAGTCAATGAAACGCGCCGTTCCTAGAGCAGAATTTTTAACGAACATAGTTATGGCTTCACCTGCAGCTTTGGCGTTGCTGGCTACCGACTTGGAATCCCCAAATAAAGCTAGAGATAACTCGTTCAATAAGCCTTTTGCTAGCTGGAACGGGCCATTATTCATTAGTTCATCTTGGAATAAAGTCCAGCTTCCCTTGAAGTTTGATAGGGCTCCGTCCATGGTATCCATTTGGTCGGCCATAGCCCCGCCAAATTGGTTGTTACCAATATCCATCAGATAGCCTTGAATGGCTGCTGAATTTTTAGCAATGGTGGTGGTCACGCCTTGGAAGGTAAGCGATACTTCGTTACCCTGCTGCTTGGCTTTTATGCCAAAATCTCTCAATCGTTCAAATTCGCCAGTAGCGGCATCAGCAACTGCCTCTATCATCTGGTTAAGATCTTTGCCCATCGCTGCGGCCGTGTTGCCGAAAGCTGTCATGGCCTCTTCGCTTGGGTCCAAACCAAAAGCTTTAAGCTTAGTGAAAGCCGAAACTACTTGATCTATTTCGTATGGGGTCCGGGTTGTAAAATCCACCAGCCTAGTGAAAGCCTTATCAGCTTCGTTGGCCGAACCAGTAACGGTCTTAAGCTGTATCCTGAGATTTTCTAAAGAAGAAGAAGTCTGGAGAAAGCTTCTAGCTATCAAACCTCCGCCCAGTGCTACCAAAGCACCTTGGAGGCTAAAAATCCTGTTTTTAACGTTAGCGGCTGCTCTGCCCACTCCTTGAATGGCCATGTTAGCCCGGCGAGCACCAGCAATCGCCCTGCTAGGGTCTACTACGATGCCTAAAACTGCCAGCCTATTTATCGCCATTTTCTTTGTTCCTGTAGTAGGCCACCCAGCCGTTGAATTCTTCTACTGGCATCTCCACCAGTTTATGTATGGGCATCTTCAGCCGATCACCCAAGGTATACAATCCCATGAGCTCAGGGTCGGCTGCTAGTTTCCCTCCATCTCCTCAACACTGGCTGAGGCGGTAATTTCTGTAACCACACGGGTGATTACGTCCGGGTCCACATTGTTCATTAAAGTTACTTTGTCGGACAAGTCAAACAATGGTTCGCCTTGTGCGTCTTTGGCTTTCATGATCAAAGCTCTAACTAGGAACTCCAAATCGTCATTTTTTGCCACTTTCAAGAGCTTACGCTTCTCGTTCATGGTGAACGGGGAACAGTGAATCACTGTATCCCATTCTGAAATCTCGATTTGGCGAATACCCATTCCGTCAAAATGAGCAGTCGCTTTATCGAGTATGCTCATGATACGACAGAGGCCACAACTGCGCCATTGGACTCAAAGCCAAAACTAGCTTCAACCATGCCGTCAAAAGTAGCACTTCTGGAAACGCTAGTTATGATTGCCGTAACTGAGTATAGGGTATCCCCCGTAGTAGCTCCTTCTGGATACAGCTTTAATGCGACCTCAGAACCCGCAGACATTGCAACTTGACCATTAGCATCGGTCTCGTCCCAGAAGCAATTTACTGAGCCTGATGCTGATGTTAAAGTTGATTTTCTGGTCCGGGCAGAGTCGCCCATGGTGGTGTCCTCAGTTGTATCGGCGGTCTCGTCAAGCGACCAATCCTTAACCTCTGCTATAGTGTCAGTCCCGATTTTAACTACTCCTTCACTGCCTTTATGATTCGCCATTTTCAATTACCTTCTGTTTAGGGGTTGGGGTGGTTTTGGCTGATTTGCCAGTTTGTGGGGCAGTTTCTAACCATCCCTTTAACTTCATGTATTCCACTTTAGAGTCGTGAGCTAATACAGGCTCACCCCCCTTTGGTGGATAAAGTGTAGTGCTCATTATGCATCCCTCCGATACGGAATGGTGATATTTACCTGATACCAAACGTCAGAAGACCCAACGCTGGCAATTGAAGCCACGCCGCAGACAACATCATCAAACGACTGGTCATCAAAGATAGAGGCTAGGGTGTCAGCATATTCCCTGATGGATGCAGTTCCAGTGTTAACCGGGGTAAACACTTGAATAGATATTAATCCCAAATGAATTTTCTTGGAGTTAATAGCCCTATAGTCAGACTGCCCATTTAAAATGGAAAGACGGACCCAAGGTGAATTATTCGGGGCGTCAAAATCCACGTTTGAGTAATTAACGGCAGTGGTTGTCCAATTGGCACTGAGCCTAGCTTCAATACTTGATCTCTCATTAGCGAAGGACATTTTTAATTCCCGCTTCTAATTCCAACATAGTAACAGCCACCATGCCGTTGGGCGACTGCTTACTGCTTCCGTCTTCCAATTCGCTGATGTAATCTAGATTGTTGGTGATGTAAATAGCTCTCTCGCCGTCACCCTTTTTCACATTGGGCAATTCAGATGATGTGTCAGTAGTTGTGCTCAAATCCGGGGACCCAGCACCAATGTTCCAATTAGCCCTAGCTCTCCCGGTGTCAACGGGAGTCTTAACCGTAACTCTGGAATACGCATCAAGGGATATTTTCCGGGTGACAAGCTCTAATTCAAGTCCAGACTCTTCAGCAAACTTTTTTAAGTCCAATGAAAAGGTCATCCCATGCGCTCCAAGATAAGCTTGTATGAAGCACCTGAAGGGTCAAATGTTATCTGCTTGATCTTATAGATAATAGAGCCTCTGGTTATGGTGTCAGAACTATCAGGAACAACAGACAGTGCTGAACTAGCAAATAGAGCGGATAGGGAGCCAGTATGCTCCGGCTCAATCCTAGTTTTATCACCCATACCCGCCGCCCCGAAAGGAGCGATGATAGCCTTGATAGTGTATGTTGATTCCGGGTTTGATCTTAAAACTCCAGAACTTGCGTTATAGACCGTGGGTGTTTTTACGGTGTATATAACCGTTTCTGCTATGTCCCCAGTTGCGGATATGGCAGTTGATACGGCTGACGCAATTGTCTGTCTTAGGCCCATTAGGTTCTAACCACCGTTACTGAACCGAATTTGGCTCTGGAATGAATAGTGCCCCAACCCCTCAACATTTCTTGAACGATTACCGGGAGGACATCTGCTGTGTCTGTTTTGCTGAATTTAATAGACACTGACCCAGCATCAACACTCTCAATTCCCTTTCCCTCGGGCTGGGCCGTTAGGTCAGACACCAAAAGATGCCGGGCAAATTCTGCCGTAGCATTTTGGATTGGTTCCGGGATTACATCTACCGATACCGAGTATAAGTCGTTGTCCGTCACGGAAGCCCGTGGCCACCGCAGGGCCTGTGCGTCTGTGTTCTTAGTACCTGTCCAAGTAATTCTTTCATCTAACAAACGAGTAGCCATTTTCAGACTGCGCTCTTTGTTGTCAGTTGTGGCCGCCGTCCATGTAGTAACATACAAATGGGTGGCGTGATAAGCATCAGCAGTGGCAACCGTGATGTAGCTATCTGAACTTGTGCCAGCTATCGTAGCGTCTATGGCCATCTTACTTGCTCTCTACCCAGTTGCCTTTTTTATAATTGGCAACTTCGTCTGGATGTACATTAGCATCTCTGCCGTCACGTGTCATTTTAACGTGCTTCGCCTTTTTGGGGGCGGTTTTCTTGATTTCTGCCATGTGTTCAACTCCCATGTGATTAAAAAACGGCGGGGGGTTAACCCCGCCTAAAGGGACTTACCCTAGGAGAACAGCAATATTTTCAGATTTCCAAGCTTTCACGCCCCAAGTAGCGGCCACTTCGATCATCTGCTTGCGATAA